GTCCCCTACCTCGGATGCCCCAGCCTGTTACGGCGGCTGCCATCTCCCGCAATCGCAGGAGGCCCTCCACGGGCTAAATGACAATCTCTTGCGGAGCAGAGACGAGCGTATGAGTAAGGTCGTTTTCACGTTCACCCCCACCGGTATGCAGGCATACCATTTCTGGCCAAGGGACCACTTCCCAAGTTAATCGTCCTCAAACATTGAGGAGCCGTAAGCGGCAAGCTCCTTAAGGACGATATCTTCTCTAATGCTTACGTAATCTACAGGTAGAAAACGTAGCTCCTCCTCCCTACGCGCCGGCTCCACTTTAAGAGCCGCCAGCTTTCCAAGGAAAGTCAGCCGGGACCAGGGCTTCACAGCCCTGTACGCGTAGGTCCGACGTACCGAACCCACCGACGGGTTAAATACGTCTCTCTTCTTCCCTCCCTCCCGACCTGTAGCCCACTGGTGCAGGAACAGAGCTACTTGCTCATCGGGATCTAGACGTCTACGGACGCCTAGGAGCAATGTGGAAGGCACGTTGGGTGCCTCCGGTAGACAGGTGAAGTTCCTGTTCCACATTGACCTACCTCGCTCGAAAGCTACGTAGGACTTCGGATTCAACCGAAGCTGGGAGGGAAGAAATCCCCATTTCTTACCGATCCGAGACCGAATAAAAGCATCGGTCCAGGCAACGCTGCCGGCGACCGCCTTAGCGGCGTGCTGCATCCCGGCATAATCGGTTTGAAAACCACCTCTCCGTAAGTTGCGAATCTCACGCCACTTACCCCCTCTGCCTCTTAGGAACCCGGTCGAGTTGATCTCAGCTACAGTTCCGGATCGAATAGTCTTCAGGTCATTTAACAAGTACCCGCTAGGGTAATCTGAAGCTTCGAGAAAACGGTTAGACGACACAAGAGTGTCGTCGCCGTTTACGAGGACATTGCCTTCTTCTCCGCGCAGCGCCCAACGCGCTGCCAGATACGAGTGAAGACAAAGGAGGGGAAAGGAGAGGTAGCTCCCCATCATCTGCCCATGCGATACTTCCTTCTCCTCTCCGGCGCAATCAACCAATGGCCGGAGCGACTGAAACGCTCGTAAGCGAATCGGTCCTGGAATTCGACTCTTTCGGAGCAAAGAGCCAAGTATCGCCTCTGTCACATCAAGTGACAGGTTGTCTGTGGCGCTCACCAGATCTACCGAGGTCTGGCAAGGGTAAACACAGGCAGATGATATCTTCTTCTCCGTAGGTGGTCCGACAAGGCGCCAGGACATTCTCATCAGATGAGAGTCCAGACACTTGTGCAAGGGTGCTAGTACTTCGGTGGTCTCGTCATAAATGACGAGAGGCCTGCACTTACCAGCACTCAACACTTCCTTGTACCGGGCTCTAATAGGCTGATCGATCGGAATAGATCGGCCTGTCAAGCACTGCCTACGGAAATCTTTCCCTTTACCACAATAAAAGATGTCGGCTCGTTTCGCCGTCATTCTTGCGGTTGGATTCGGTACATGACGCCAAACAAAATCGTCATAATTCCGATCCCATCCGAAAGGGAAGATACGAGAAACCTCACGTCGAACGAAACGGAGGTACTCGGAAGAAGAGGAGGGGGGTGTTGAGAATACGTTCTGCTCCCAAGCAGGACGTACGGATGGCGTATGCTGACGGCAACCTGCAGGCAGGTTCCGTTTGATTGACGCGATAGAATGGGCTAGTTCCCATCGCTCGTGCTTCAGCAATCGAATCAGGGAGAAGAGGCCGTCACTATCCCTCCGTCGACGTTGTCGACGGGGGAAAGCGACGCTTGCCCTCTCTTTTCCCTGAAGGAGAAGATAAGAGAG